CTCCACTGACCCACGCTTCAGAAAACCTGAAGCGTGTTCGATCGCGTATCGTATAGGAGTTCCCTCCCAACGATAAATTGCTCGCGAACCCAAAAGGGTCATCACTCGTCCTGCCTGCCGTACTAAGACGGCAAAGTAACACACCACGATGGTCCCCCTGCTCTGGAATGGAGCATGGACCATAAATACGTATGTGTGATCCTTCCCACCCTACCTCACTCTGAGGACAAGGTGGGCGCCGAGAAATCGGCGTTAAAGAGCTGTCGCATGAGGGATTTGCTGAATCCACCATGAACCCAACGTCACCAAGCTGTTTAGGTACTCCAACGCGGAAGCGTTGAGGCACCGACATAACAAGGAGTCGATGGTAATCAAGCATAGCGCGAGACCGGACGTCATTAAAATTATGACGTTTGGCCAAATGCAAAGCTCGATTAGCTGCTTTGAATACTTCAGGGACGGAGGTGATCTCATCTTTTATATAGATGGGCTGACAATCTACACCATCGTAGTAGTGGACTCCGCACGATTCCCGAAAGGGCGTTGCGCTGAAGGACTTATCCGCATTTAAGGAGAAGCCCAGAAATTCACATACACGTTGGTACAACGCGACAGCTTCGGTGGGTATTATTACGTCGTCGCCATACACTCTGACACAAGGGTCAACGCCAACAACCTCGCAAGAGGCTGCAGCGAGAGCCCAAAATATCAAAGTCTCTAGCTCGAACGTGAATCCATTTCCCATAGAGGAAAATTTCTCCCACCTAAACTGCTTACCGTCTAGACTACCATGTCGCGAGCGACAGGCGTCTAAAACTGCAAACCACGTATCATCCATGATTAGCAAACGTACGACTTCTTTCGAAATCGTATCGCTAGCTGCTCTGAAATCTAACGTGGCAAGCAGTCCGGTAATAGATCCCAATCGGGCAGCGCTTTGGTTATCGCGCTGTGATTGAAGATCAATGCCGACAAAGACCTTTAAACGCTTACGCATCATCTTTCCTATCGAGAGTTGAAACCAGATATTTAAATCTGGTTCAATCGCGATAGAGCGATGTGTCTTCGCGTTCTTGGGTACAAAGGTCACTTGATTCCCGCTGACGATGGACAGGTGAGTTCCTGCATCGAACCACAGCGGATAGGCCTCGGTAAGAAGGTCTCGAATCAGTTCATGGAGTGGAAAAGTAATTTCGACTGAACGTCGAAATTTCTCTTCGGCACTAGTATCTCCTTTAACAGAGGTACTAGAACCGGGGCCCCATGCCCCTTTGTCAAACCACTCGTTCGGATCGAAGTCGCCTAATACCTTGGATATTTTATGCGCTGCGGTAGAAATTACTGCAGCACACTCACCCTGATAATCAGGTTGAGATCCTAGGGTTCGGATACGACGATTCGTTTCATGACAGCTCTTTTCAGCGGCCTCGAACTTCCCGATAGCAACCTGTTTAGGGTCGGTTTCGAGATTCAAAAACGTAGCTTTCGAGAGGAGATTACTTATTAGGTAATCGTCACGAAATTTAAGAGGACCATCATAGTCCTCTGGCTTTGACGTCAATTCCAGCAGCTGGGCATGTTCCTTTTCACGGAACATGATCCAAACTGCTAGAGATCGAGGTGTGTCAATTGCCTCGAGCAGCTTGTGAAGAGAGCGAGCCGAAATATCGGACCGCACACCGGAGGTGGAATAATTCCCCCTCCTGGCACTCTTACCTGAGCGCCATTGTCTTTTCCGCATTTTCGTCTTCTTTGTTTAACAAAAGAAAAGGAAATCAGTCACTCTGATCTGTGAAACACTACGAGCTTTAGCAAGTACTGTATACACGGACAAACGGCTATTTAATAGACCGTCTCGAGGTTCTGAACACAGGTGTCAACGACATTGCCTGCGGCCAGGGCGTTACGGAGCAACGTCACCATATCCTTGCGGTTCTGGGTGGTGCTACGTTCCGGACTGACGAATTCAATCACAGCAAAACAGTCATACGCCTTGGTAGGCGCTGGCTGAATACCAGACGAAGTCGACGGGGACGTGGTTTCCAAAGTCGGAAGAGCCAGACGGACAGTGTGCTTGTAATTGCGGTTACCCTTAGAAGGGCGACGCATTCCAATACTCAGCCCATCGTAGCCAACAGCGATACCCGTTGAACGGTTTTCGTAGGTGGCGACGTAGTTGGAATCAATGCCAACAGGGGCAAAAACACGAGTTGCGGGGGTCGGTTGACCGTCCACGAGAGAGATACTGGCAATAGCCGGCATTTCTAGATCTTTCTGAGAAGGGACCAATAGCACCTGGGACGGACAGAATTATCTGCCCCAGGCTTGCCGCAGTAAAGAAGCTGCGGTGGCAC